CTTATATTAAATTGATATAAAATTATTTGTGTCTTTTGTTATATATTTAAGACTTTCATTCTAAATGAAATATTGAGACTTTGATTATTATAAAAAATAAAATAAAATATTAATTTATAATATATGAAACTTTCAAAAAAATCATACCCTATTTTATTTTTGATATTAATTAGCTTTATACTTTTAATTTTAATATATAAATGGATTGATTATTTGGCAAATAATAAATATATTGTTGAATGTTTTTCAAATTTGCAAGTTGTAAAAGAAGATATTTATGGTGGTACAACAAGTCATACAGTAGATTTACCGTTAACTACAACTTATAGTTGTAAAAACTTTTGCGGTCCTACTGCGCGTTGTTCAATAACTGGACAACAATGTTTTACTGATATAGATTGCCCGGGTTGTCAACCATACTCACCACCTTTACCAAACAAAAAAGACGTTTGTATTTCAGGTGACGATGATGCGGGTAAATTAACAATCGGAGTAACTCCACAATATTCTTCTTTAACTGCCGGATATGGAACAAAAGAGAGAATTATCACAGATAACATTTTTTCTAAACCAGCTCAGGCAAATTTTGGGGTTGATACATGGACCTCACCGTCAAATCAAGTATTACAATTATATAACAAAAGATATAGTCCACCTTCTACGCTTCAATACATGCCAAAGTATTCCAAGCGTTATACTTTATCCGGCGACTTTGTAGATAATGGACCTCTGGCTTCAAATGCCTATCTACACCAATGAAGATTTACTTATAGTAACTTCTTTTGCGATTTTCTTAATAATTTTGTTTTCATTATCAAAATCTTCATTACCTGAACCACCCATTGCCTCTATAATCAGTTTATTATATTGGTCCGAAAAAGCGGATTCACTTTTCCCGCAATCTGGATGCTTTTGTTTAAACTCTGGCAATAATCTCGAGTTCTTATTTGCTATGCGTTTGATTGCCTTCCTCAATTTAAGTTTTTCATCATTTTCTTTTTCCCATTTATTTTCATCTTTAATATACATTACTTCTCTCTTTGAATCGCTGCAATGAACCGGTCTTTTATGAATGTCGAGTGCCTGCAGGTTTTTTACGATGATATTAGAAATGCCTTCAACAAAACCTAATTTTCCAACATTTTCTAAATCAACCAATTGAAGCTTGAGTGAATCTACAAAATCCATTATATTCATTGCGTCTTTGCAGTGTTCGTTTAAAAAAACATTCAGGTTAAATGTCTTATTATGCGAATTGTTATTAATCATTGTATTATTTGTGCCATTTTTACAAATTTCAAATAGCTTATTCGTCAAGGTTTCGTTCTGTTTTTGTGTTTCATTATTTTGATTTATCAGTTCCTGATTTTGTTTTACAACTTCTAAAACTAAATTTGTTAGAGTTTTAAATTCTGACTCGTCTTCTACAGTCGAATTATTTGTATGTTCTTGGTTTTCGTTTAGAGCACAGTTTAACGCATTTTTATGTCGCGACAATCCTGACGAGTGTTTATATATTTTACCGCAACTACAACTGAAATATGGTAAGGCATTTTTTGGCTCTTTTTTGTTATCATTATTACCATTTTTGTTATCATTTTCTTTCTTTTTATGTTTTACGGTTGATAAATGTATTTTAAAATTACTATATTTATAGCATTTAAAGTCACAAAAATCACACAAATAATTTTCGGCATTTTTCGGCATTTTTTTGTTACCCATCTTTACCATACAATGATAATAAAAAAATGCCTAAATCGTTTTTTTATACAAATATATAAAATATAAAAAAATTTATCGTAACAAAATGATAATTATTTTTTTGGTGACCAGACGTAAAAATTCAATTATGCAGCGAAAGCTTCCTTTTTTTCGGGAAAGACTTTCCACTTTTGAAAATTGGACATAAAAAATGTCCATTTTCAATTTTGGCTACGGACTTTCGGAAAAAATACCGCCATCTTTCCACTTAACCTGAAAGAAACATTTTTGCCATATTTTCAGTTTTTATTTACATTATAATATATTACAAAATAGCTTAAAGAACAAATTTAAAGTTACTCAGTGCTATTAGTATTTTAATGTCAGCATTTATTGTTCTTCTTTTATATTTCATTTAATTTATTTTATTAAGAATTGTAGAACTGTTTAGCAAAATAGTTAGTTTACATTTTTTTTATATAAGAAATTATATGGAATTATTTACTGTGGCAAAGTTTAGATATCCAAAAACTATTGAGGAATCTTTCTCAAAAACTAGCAATTGCGATTACACATTTTTTTACGAACATGATAAAACATATGAAATATTTTTTAAAGAAAATATTATTGAAAATATCAAATTTGATGAATTTAACACAATTAAAAATAAATACATAAAAAAAATTTGCTTCATACTTTATGTTCTACATTTTAGAGGAGGTTTTTTTATTGACCTTAATGTCGTTCCTACAAAAAATACCAATAATATAAACATAACGGATGAAACTTTTTATTGTGTTAAATCTATTTTAAATGCTGAAAATTTGTTTCCGGGAATTTTAGGTTCTTCTAAAAACAATGATAATCTTTTTAACTTAATCAAAAATTTAATTGAGTTTGATAAAAGTGAAAAAGAATTCAATTCAAAAATATTTTATGAAATTATTAATGGAAACGATAATAAAAATATAACCTTTTTAAACGAAAAAATGTTTAGTAATGATAACATTTCAACCGTTAACGAATTTGGTGATATTTTGTTTAATCATTATTATGACCCTAAAGTAAGCTATACTGACGTATCATTTGAAGTAAAAAAAATTACTGAAGTTAAAGACGTTAAAATAGGAATTACACTATTGATTTTTAATGATATTAATTCTTTTTTTTCTAACGGAATAAACCAAAATAGTTTATTCTTATGCGAATTATTATTAAATGTTGGGTTTGATGTATATTTTATTATTGAAGACGCAAAATTGTTTAATGTGAGTGAAAATACATTAACTGAATTTTTTTATGATGACAGATTTAAATACAAAAAATATTCTGAAATTCTTTATACCGAATTTAATCTCCTTATTACACTCAGTTTTTCATATGAAGGATTGTTTATTTTAAATTATTTAAGATATTTAAATACTAAACATGTTGGTTATTTTTGCGGGAATACATATATAGTTGAAAGTGAAAAAATACTTTATAATCAACATAAAAATAGGCAAAACGATGAATATGATTTTACAATAAATGAGCATCCTAAATATGACCAAATCTGGTGTATACCACAAATGGCTGAATTAAATCTAGATTTTTGGTCTATATTACATCGGTGTAATTGTATTGAGGTGCCTTTTATATGGTCAAATAATGTCATTACTTTATTTTGTAAAGCTAATAAATGCGATGAAAAAGATTTATATTATAAAAACAAGGGCGCTGAAAAAAAAATTGCTATTTTTGAACCAAATATTAGTATAATGAAATGGGCTTTGCCTGCTATTTTAATATGTGATAATACATATCGTAAAAATAAATTGATTAAACATTTATATGTTACTAATATAAATTCGTCTTCTACAAATGAATTTAACTTAAAACAATTTAATAAAATCGTTAAATCGCTAGATTTAGTTAAAGATAAAAAATGCTCTATTGAAGCTAGATATAATACATTATCATTTATGAAAAATCACGCTGACATAGTTGTTTCACATCAATGGGGAAACCCGTTAAATTACTTATATTTTGATTTAGCCTGGATGGGATGGCCTATTTTACACAATGCTTACTTATGTAAAGATGTTGGCTATTTTTACAATAATTTTGATTTAACTGGTTCTTCTGAAATTTTAGAAACAATATTGACTGACCACGATAAAAATATTAATTTATATTTAGAAAAAAATCGGGAAGCAATAAATCGTTTTTTACCGATTAATAATAATTTACAAGAACAATATAAAAAATTAGTTTTAAAAATTTTAGCATAATTTAAACAAGAAAATGGTCCGCAAAATCAAAAGTAATTTTTGAAAATGACCTTTTAAAATTATTTTTAGAAATGACACAGTTAATACTATTTTTGAACATTATTAACTAAATACGCATATATCTTTTAATTATTTTTTATATATGTTAAATACATTACCATATATAAAATGTGTTTATGTTGCATAAAGAAGACCTGCATTACCGCCTACGAATATTACCATATTTACTCTTTCTTCCATCAAATACAAATCAAAATTATAATCATATATGCGCCACGTAGGCTTATTTATTCCAACTAATTCGCCTGTACTAGGGTCACAAATTGTAAGAACTTGTGCATAAGGGTCTAATGGAGGAGAAATTGTTGTAAACTCAAATTGGATATTAGTAAATCTACTCATATTCATGGCACCGGATGGTTGTAAATTGTAAGGAGAAGTGTCTAAACAAAAGTTATAACAATATAGTCCAACAGGCGCATTGCCTGCGGTTCTTACATATTTTTCTACAAAGTTATAAACCCCCGATGGTAACATATTCTCTCTATACTGCCCATCTAACAATATTCCTAACGCAACTAAAATGTACTGAATGTTTTGAGGATTATAAACGCCTGTTATGTAGAGTCCGGTTTCATTTCCGTCAACATTTACACCTGGACCGATTCCGGTACTTATAGGCTGCGACGGGTCCGCAAAATTATAGTCACCTGCCACTGGTGCGAGCGATACATCTTGCGGCATATAGTTATAAGGCCAATTTGTATAATTGGACCATTGGTTACGTAAATTTACATCACTTCTCTGTAAATAAAACATCCAGCTAATAACCATTCCAATAGAATCTAAGTTAATTTTGTTTTGACCTGTAATGTTATAAAAAGGTTTTTCATATACTTGTTTAAATAAATACTTTTGTTCATTCTTTGCGAATATCAGCGATTCATCATTTGAGAGAAAACAATAAGTGCAATTTAAGTTGATGTCCGCGTTCCATATTGTTCTAGTGTCTACGTAAGAAGTAGGACCCAATACTTCGTCAGGAGGGGTTTGTAAAAATCTATAAAATTGCATGTAAAATTGGTTGAAATTTGGCGCAACAACTGGAAAATTATTTGCATAGTCAGTGACATCACGAATGGTAAACCATTGGTTTATAGGCCGGAATGTTACACTTATTTGAAGTTCATTATACTGTAATGAAACTAAGGGGAATGCCTGTTGCGTTTTTAAATTAAACCACGCACCTAAAGGGATATATAATGTTTGTCCTGTAATAGAGGGTTGAGCTCCTGCAGGACTTGTCGTGTAAAAAGCGTTCGGGTAGGCATTAACTCGACCGCCATAATTCGCAGGGTCGTTTAACTGCGGAACATTTCCTATCATTTCATTAAACAATGCGAGTTTTTGCCCACTGAAATCACGTTGCGCTGAAGCCAAAATATATCTACCTGAATATTCTTGTAACTTCTGGTTTCCGCAAGTAATAGTTATTTTTTCAATAATTTGAGCTCCCAAATTTGCTATCCACTGAAACTCGTAAGGAGCCCAATCTGTATAACTTGTTGAACCATCTGGTGTTGTAATGAGTTGAGGTGGATAAATAGGAGACCAAATATTAGGTAATGCCACTGAAATGTAACAGTCCATTAATAAATCAGCGTAGCGTTTTACTTTAAATGTAAATGTTGACTCTGTAGTCAAGTTTAGTGTAGGTGTACCTTCAAAATCTAATCTGAAATTTTGTTTTCCATAATTGGTGTATTTTAAATAAGTTGCCTTCCAAAATGTTTTTTCAGGGTTACCATTTAATATTACATTTTGTTGTGATTGAGAAACAAGATTCATTAATCCTCCAGCCATGTCTTATATATAAATATAAATATTATTTAACTTTTTTGGTTTTTAAATATATTATACTATTTTTATATTATTACAAAATTACAAAATTACAAAATTACAAAATTATAAAATTACAAAATTACAAAATTATAAAATTACAAAATTATAAAAATAATATAATATATTATACTAATGTCAACAAATTCAAATAATTATTTAAGCGCTATAAAAAATATGAATGAGGATTTTCAATCTTATTTCATAATGGCAATAATCTTTATTTTATTGATAATAATGATAGGTTATATAATTTACATTAGAAGATTAGAAAGTAGCGAATGTAATTACATGAATAATTTATACCCTTCGGTAGCCGGTAATTTGAAACCAATTTCTGCCAATGACCCTGATTGTAGTGGTAATTTATTCGATTATTATATTAAGACGGCATATAATGCCTGTAGTGGTGGTTCTTATAAAAACGACTTCGTTGATGTATGTAACTTAAAGGCTGTATTGAAACAAGGGGTAAGATGTTTAGATTTTGAAATTTATTCTATAAATAACAACGCAGTCGTAGCTACAAGTACAATAGATGATTACTATGTGAAAGAAACATTTAACAGTGTCAGTTTTGGAGATGTAATGAGTACTATTCAAGCCTATGCTTTTTCAGGAGGCACCTGCCCAAACCCTACGGACCCTATAATTATTCACTTAAGAATTAAAAGTAATAACCAAGAGATGTATTCAAATATGGCGAATATTTTTAAGTCATATGATTCGATTATGCTCGGCAAAGATTATAGTTTTGAAAATTATGGTAAAAATTTAGGAGCGCAACCTTTATTAAGTTTTCAAAACAAAATAATTTTAATTGTTGACAAAATTAATAATGCCTTTTTAGAAAACCAGGACTTTTTGGAGTATGTAAACTTAACAAGTAATTCTATTTTTATGAGAGCATATGATTATTATAATGTTAAAAATAACCCAGACATCAATGAACTAACTGAATATAATAAAAGAGGCATGACTATTGTATTGCCAGAGCCAGGTGTAAATCCGTCAAATCCTAGTGGTTATTTATGTAGAGCATCAGGGTGTCAAATGGTTGCCATGCGTTATCAAATGGTTGATAACTTTCTTATGGAAAACGCATTATTTTTTGATACTTGTAATTACGCATTTTGCTTAAAACCACCCGAGCTAAGATACAAACCTGTTACAATCCCGATGCCCACACCACAAAACCCTGAATATTCTTACGCAACCCGCAATGTTAGCAGTGATTACTATAATTTTAAAATGTAAACTAAAAACCGAATTAATTCTGTATTAGAATATTTATTAGAATATTTATTAGAATATTTATTAGTATATTTATTAATAAATATAAAAAATAATTTAAACATTATATTAGAGTTAATAACTATAATATAATGGGAGGAAAAATGAGTAAGTTGTATGACCTAAATCCAGTGAATTATCATTGTCCAAAATGCAAAGAAACTGGAAAAACCCCAAATTTGGCAGGAAGATTTTTTATAATTAGTGACTCAGAGTGTGAATGTAACGGGTGTAAATCAATTTTCCCAAAATCTCAAATGTATAAGCCAGTAGTAACAGGTGTAAAATTAATACATCCTTAAAACAAGAAGCTAATTAAATCAATATCTGAATTCAAATATTTGTCTTTAATCTTATCTGTAAGTATTTTAAAAACCAAATCTCGTTTAATTTTTTTACAATACTTAATTTCATTTATTATATCATTTAACTTATTATTTGGTGCCCATTTTTCACTGCATGTAAGCGAGCGACAGCATAAACAGTCAATTCCAGTGAGTTTTTTTAAATATGTAATTTCGTAACTTGTTTTACTACCCAATATTTGTTTATAATTATGATTGTTTAAAAAAACTGTAGGACAAACAAAAGGATAATTAACACCTATAACAAATTTATAAGAAACGCCAAAGTCATAAACATTAACACAAATCTCGTTTGGTTTTTGAGTTAATTCAATATTAATCTCTTGATATAATTCGTACATACTAATAAACTCTCGTTTTAGTCTTCTAGAAATACATTTACTACCACTAAAAGATTCAAGTATATAATTATTTTTTTCCATCATATCATTTTTTATATAATAATTTTTATATAATAATTTTTATATAATAATTTTTATATAATAATTTTGTATAATTATTATATGAAGAACACGAACATTTGTAAAGATTTATCTTTTTCAGATTGTGAATTAGCGATTTTGCGCATGTCAGTTGACAAAGCCGAAGAAAAAATGGGAAAGCGCATTGTTAACTCTGATGACATCAAAAAAATAATACAAATAGTAGAAGATTTCATTAAACGTAAAAACCTCATATGTTATGGCGGAACAGCTATTAATAATATTCTACCTTCAGAAGACCAATTTTATAATAAAGAAGCTGAAATACCAGATTATGATTTTTTTACTACAAATGCGTTGGAAGACGCAAAAGAATTAGCAGATATTTATTATAAAAATGGTTTTACAGATGTAGAAGCCAAGTCGGGGCAGCATCATGGTACGTATAAGGTATTTGTTAATTATATACCTGTCGCAGATATTACTATGCTGGCAAAAGGAATATACAACTCGCTAAAAAAAGATGCGATTAGAGTAGGAGGTATATTGTACACCCCGCCAAATTATTTGAGAATGTCAATGTATTTAGAATTGTCAAGACCTGCCGGTGATATAAGTAGATGGGAAAAGGTTTTAAAACGTTTAACTCTTCTTAATAAAAATTATCCTATAACAAGTATTAACTGTGGAACAATTGATTTTCAAAGAGGAATGGAGGATAAAAACGAAGAGATTAAAATTTATGATAATGTAAGAAACACCCTCATTAATCAAGGGGTAGTTTTTTTTGGAGGATATGCGATTTCTCTTTATTCGCAATATATGCCAAAAAAATTAAGACACAAACTGGAAAAAGTCGCTGACTTTGATGTATTATCAAATGACCCTAGTACAACTGCAGAAATAGTAAAAGAACGTTTAAAAGATATTAACATAAAAAATACAAAAATTGTCAAGAGAGAACCAGTGGGCGAAGTAGTACCAGAACATTATGAAATACAGGTTGGTAATGAAACTATCGCATTTATATATAAACCTATAGCGTGTCATAGTTATAATGTATTAAACCTTCATGGACAAAAGGTTAAAATAGCAACAATTGATACAATGTTAAGTTTTTATTTGGCGTTTTTATATGCCGACAAGCCTTACTATAACCAATTTTTAGACAGAATTTTGTGTATGTCAAAATTTTTATTTGATGTTCAACAAAAAAACAGATTAGAACAGAAGGGTTTATTGAGACGTTTTAGTATAACTTGTTATGGTCATCAAGCGGGCATAGAAGACATGCGTGCCGAAAAGGCAAAAAAGTATAAAGAACTTAAAGAAAAAGGGAATACCAAAGAATTTGAGGAATGGTTTTTGAATTATAAACCAGACAATTACAAACCAGACAATTACAAACCGACAAAAAAAAATAAAACTAAAACAAATAAAACAAATAAAACAACTAAAACAAATAAAACAAATAAAACAAATAAAACAAATAAAACTAAAATTTCAATAATCGATATTTACGGTAAAAAATCAAACAAAAACAAAAACAAAAACAAAAATAAAAATGGCTTGTATTAAATAGGACAATAACCGTCAAAACGTTGCGAATTATTCTCAACATTGCTGTCTTGTGGAGGTGCTCTCTTAACAAAATTAAATTTGTATATTAACAAGCCAACAATAATGACCAATATTGCGATACCAATGTAAATAAAAGTAATATATTCGTAATTTAATAAAGACAACGGTTGTACATCGTTAGTAGTATTATTTATAAACTCATTTGCGAGAGAAAAAGAAGCGAGGTCGCCAAATGTATCTTGTAAAGTTTCCATTTTATTTATATTTATAATTAAACTAAATAAAACAAACTCACAAAATCACAAACAATATGTCTCTAATATTAAAACCAATAATTCTTGAGATATCTTAGATATTATTTTAAACAAAAATGTATCTTTTTGTTCCTTAGAAATATTATTTTTAATTAAAATAAAGATATATATTACACAAAGGCATAATTTTTCTATAAGTAATTTTATATAATTAGATATAACATTTAGATACCCCCAGTCATTAACATAACTGCACATTTGAGTTCCACTATTCTTTATAAAAAAACAGTGTATGTCTAACAATCCAGATAAAATTCTATGATAATTCGTTTTTTCATTTTTAATGTTTATTAAGTTGCCAATTTTATCATAACCCAATAAATCTAAATATAAAATCTTTTTATTAGGTTCCTTATTAAAAATATATGGATTTAACCCATCAATATATTTATTTTCATACAAAAAATTTCCGTCAATTAAATAAGGTATAAAACAAGATTTTATTATTGAATTAAATATTTCATCTACATTTTTGTAGGTTGACCTGACAATTTTTTTCCTTTTTATAACATTATTATAACAAATAAAAAACCGTTTATTTACTTTTCTGCAAATATCTTCAGGGACAAAATCTGCCAACATATTTTTAATGGTTTTCATAATTTTTAAATTGTAACATTTTTTAAATTCAGACTGAACTTCGTTATATAATTGTGGCATTATTTCTAATCTGTCAATGAAATAAAGAAACCCTATAACTGAGCCTATGCTACAACCAGATATTCGGTCGACTTTAATATAATTTCGTTTCTCCATCTCTTTTAAAAAACACAATGCTCCTACAAGATAGCTGCCATTAAATACACCACCATCTAAAACTAAATCAATAACAAGAGGTGTTTTTCTATTTTTTATTTCATCGGGCAAATTTTCAATTAGTTTATTAACGTATTCTTGAACCATATAATATTATTAAAAAGTATTTACTATTTAATAATATAACGTATAAAAATAACAATATGTTTACACTCTTTCGTGCCTATCTTCTATTTTTATAATTTTGTTTACATCATTCCATGTTTTCCTTACTATTTTTAATTCATTTTCAACAGTTTTTTTATATTTATTTTCAAAAGATAATTTATTAAAGGTGTTATTACTATATATTACAATAGGTTTCATTTTTGGTGTTAATTTGTTTTTTTTATATTGCGCAACTTCCGCGTCATAACCATCTTCATCTTCGTCTAACATTGAAGTAAACCAGTAATAACCTCTTTCGTGTTCTAAATTAATATATGAAATTATTTTATCATTGTAATCATATATATTTAAATTTTTATCAATATAATAATCACAACCCATATTTAGTTTATGTTTGTAATCTCGTGAAAGAAAATAAGGTCTAATTTGTTTATTTATTACAGTAAATGAATTTATTAAAGTAAATGAATTACATAAATTTATAAAACAAAAAAATAAAACATAATTAAAAATTTGCATTTATATTTATCTTATAATAATTATTACCTTTATATAGTTAATAATTATTATTATGTACGTTTTAAATGAGAAAAGGTGTAAAATTCACACTTTTTTATTCATAATAACTCTATTGATAAAATCCTTCTCATTTTTGTGAGAAACATATATATTAATTAATTCTGCAGGAGTATAAAAATACTCTTTTATTTTCTTTAATGCGGGTTTTTCAATATGATTTTTAAATAAATGAAAATATAATTCAGATATAGTATTATGACTAGCGTTGCTTAACTCATGCGTAATATCAATTCTTCCGGGACGAATCAATGCCGGGTCTAATTTGTTGTAATGATTAGACGAAATAATTAAAATTCTTCCTGGGGTCTCTCTAATTCCATCCCATAAATTAAGAATATCGTCTAGAGTTATAGATTGTTCATTATTGTTTATATCCGGATACGGACCTGTCATGTTATTTTCTTTAATTTCATTAATGGTATTAATTACATCACTAAATTTAATATTATTGCAATTAGAATTACTCGTTTTATTTGAACTACTTCGTTTTTGAATCTTTTTTGTTCTATCTAATATAATGTCACCTATACAGTCGATATCCTCAAACACAATAATTTTGTTATCAAATGTAACAGAATTTTTTTCATTATCATCATTGTATGTGTTTTCAAAAAAGAATTGTTCTAATTGTCCTTTTGTTTTAATTAGCTTAAGTGAAAATTCAATAATATGTCTATTAGTATAATTCGCCAATGCCTTAATAAAAGATGTTTTTCCAGTTCCAGGGGGTCCATGTAAGCCAATACCAAGCGTGTAAGGAATACCTTTATCATAATACCATTTGCTATTCTGTAAAAAAAAATCAATCCTTTCGAGTAATTGTGTTTTCCCATCAAAAAATATATTATTAAAATTTCTGGTGCTATCAAAGGCATCTTCCCTCCAACAATCTAATTTAGACTCATTATCATTATCAAAATTCACTTTTTCAAGTCTATAAATAAATTTTTTGTTATGTCTATTATTTTTAATTGTTGATAAATACTTATTAGTTATTTTGTCCACATATTCTTTTAATTCTGATATAGAATAAACGTACGAATAAATTTTAATTGTAATTTTGTCTGTTCTCGTATTTAGTTTTTCTTTTTCATCTCTTACTTCTTCTTCTTCAGTTGATGAATTCACATATATATTATCATCAACTTTAAAATGTTTGTTTTGAAATACCATAAACAAATCTACATTTTGTCTTTTTTCAGCGCCACTAGATGAAGCTTGTAAATTTGTATGATACTCTTTAATTTGATATATAGTGTTATTTTTTTCGATATTTTTTATAATGTAACACCACATAGCCTTAAATCTATCACTATATATAGAACTAACTTGGCTTGAACCATAACCGTTTGTAGTTAAACATTTTTTACCCTCAATTATTACACAATTCTTTTTATAAAACATAAATTTAATGTTATCTATACTTATATTAGTGAAATTCGTATCAAATTGATATTTATGAATGTAATTAATGAACACTCCAAAACAACTAATAATAATTGTAGACATTATTGTATCAAACGCAGGATTACCAGTTCTAAAAAAATCAAATATAGTTATTTTTAGAATATTAATATAGTTACTGTAAAGCATGCTAAAAATATTTGGCATTCAAAATAAGTTAATTAAACTAGTATAGTTATATTTATATTAGTTTAATTATAGATAAATTATAGATAAATTATATATTAAAACGCACCAAAATGAGTTGTTACTTTATTGAAAATATAAAATAGTAATCCAAATAAAACACTTGTAAACATAAAACCATTAATATTTAAATTACCGTCATTTGAAAATAAGGCAGGTAAATAAGTGTATAAAAACTTTCTAAAAAATGGAAGTTGAAATAAAAAGTATAAAACCGCCAATAATAAAGGTGTCTGCATTTCATTGTACATATCATCAAGTGAGTTTTGTTGATTATAGTTTTTACTATAATTTTCAACTATATCAGAAGTATCTTCATAATTTTTAATATAATCAATATTATTTTGTGGAGGAGGTACATAATTTGGTTGAACTTGAGGGTCGTTACTAATACCAGTTGTCATCATAGGGATATCCCTAGATGGTAATTGAGTTGCGCCAGAAATACTTGCTTTTTGAATACCACTCACTATTTGGTTAATGGTTGTTTGGTCTAAAGAAAGGTTAGGGGCACTATTCTGATTCATTTGTTGTGACATTTGATTAGTTTCACTTGCCGTAAGAGATATATTATTGCTAATACTCCCTCCACCAAGCGGGTCAGTAGGTAAATCTAAGATACTTGTTGATTCGTTCATAATTATTATAAAGAATGATTGATTTTAATAATTACGCAAACAAGTTATTCAAACAAGTTATTCAAACAAGTTATTCAAAATTTAAGATTTTTGACTTAGAGTCGCACTTTGTCGCAATAGAGTTGTACTTTATACAATGTCCATTATGTTTATAAATTTTATCTTTAAATTGGTCTAAAGGAGGCGCATGAAAAATTAAACAATTTTTTTCTTTACAAACAGTTCTAAAAAGAGAAGCTAATCCAAATCCAAGTAACATTGACATAATATATTTCCCTCTTTCAGTATGAAGAAACCTACCAAAATTTATACCCATTTATATATTTTACATATTTTATATATTTTACATATTTTATATATTTTACATATTTTATATATTACAATTTATGTTTGGATTGGTATTTTTGAAATTAAAAATTCATTTTTTGGACATTCAATAATTTCTTCTTGAAAAGAAAAACAATTGCCTGCCTTATCTTTAAATAATACTTTGTCTACATTTTCAGGACTAGGATAAATAAAAATAGTTTTCATTTCTGGTCCTAAAACATAAATAAAAAATAGACCAATCGCAAAACTTACTAAAAAAACTGGGATTGATATATAATTTAATAACATTTATATATTAATTCTATAAATTAATTATATCGTTTTTACACCCTTGAAGATTTAAAATGGCACGCTTAATGCCAAAAAAATTAACAAGGTTTGCCCTTCACAGAGCGTGTAAATTTTGGTTTTACTGGTTCGTCTAAACCAGTTGATAAATTCTTGCTTCTTGATAAACCAAAGGTCAACCTCGTTAGATAATTTGGTCTTTCTTTGTTATTTATCGCATTATAAGCAATTTTGTAAATATTTGTTGCTCCATTAACATCTCTATTCCAATAACCGCATCCGTTCTTACAACAAATCAGTCCGTGGATTAAGACATTACCACTTCTATATGGTTTTGGATTTTCTCTAACCATTGTCTTTTTACAAATACCTATTTCACATTTGGAACACATACAACTTGTTCTAAATTCATCTACCAAATAAGTTTGAAACCCTGTTTTTCTAAATAAGGTTCTCATACCTTTTCCTTTGGTTGCTTCTTTGAATTTCATTTGTTTTTTCTGTTCGTAATCACCAAAACAAACTACTACATCATTTTCATCTCCAAAAATGCGTTTGAAATTATTTAACATTCTTTGTTCGCTTCTTTTTGTATTTCTATAACTTTGTAAGCGTAATTTCCTAAAAATGTATTTTTCATAAAAGGTGAATAACATTCCATTTATTTCACTCTTCTTTTTAATGTATTCCTTAAATTTTTGTATGTTAAGTGATTTACGATTGAATTTAGATATTTCAGTTTCCCATTCTATAATGGTTTTACCATTTATTTTTTCTTCTTTCAATTCCAGTTGTATTTTTGAAAACTTCTTTTTCTTTGTTTCTTTTCGTCGTTGGTCTTGTGAATAACGAAACTTATTTGATTGTTTATTACAATCATCAACGCAATAAATTAAATCACATTTTCCAGGGTCTATTGCTATAATTTTCTTATTTTGTAAAGTTGAAAAATCATTTAGTTCATCAATATAGGTTTCAGTTGATAAACCTTTTTTCATCATCGGTAATTTCTTACCAACTAAATCTTTACGCAATAATAACAAAGAACAACTTACACCATCTGTTTCTATCATATGATGAAACTCGTAATATTTTTTATGAAACATTTTCCTTTCAGTTCTAAAAAAGAATTCCCATATTTTATCTTCTTTGCGTTTCAAATTCCCTTTTGTTAAAA